TTTTTTTATGAGTTATTGGTATTATAACAACGAGATTATGGAAAATATTCCTGAAAACACTCAGGGGTTTGTGTACATTATTACAGAGAACGCAACTGGTATGATGTATATCGGTAAAAAGAACTTCTGGTCAAAGAAGACACAACCACCTTTAAAAGGTAAGACACGCAAAAGGCGGTCTATTGTAGAATCTGATTGGCAGACATATTTCGGAAGTTCTGATAAAGTTAAACAACTACTATTAGAGCATGGTGCTGATAGTTTTCATAGAGAAATAATACACCTGTGTAAATCTAAATCGGAGATGAGTTACCTTGAAACAAAAGAACAATTTGACCGCAACGTACTTTTGGACGATCGTTACTATAATGGGATTATTAATTGTCGTATTAATAGAAAACATGTAGCCCACATGATTTAACTATGTACATTCATGTTTACATGTGTTATATTATTTGAAACAGTAAGGAAATATTATGATTTTAATTGACTTCAGTGCTATTACTATTGGTCCTATCGCTTCTGGTTTTATTAACGGCGAGGATGTAAACATTGTACGACACTTCATTATAAATGAACTCCGTATGTACAGATCTAAATTCAAAGAACAATATGGTGAAATAATTGTTGTATGTGATGCTGGTGGAAATTGGCGTAAAGACATTTATCCTGAGTACAAAGGTAAACGTACCAAAGGTCGTGAAGAATCAAAAGTTGATTGGGACAAAGCGTACAAGTCTATTGGCACTGTAATTGATGAAATAGAAACTGAACTTCCTTATAGAGTAATTCGTGTAAAGGGTTGTGAAGCTGACGATGCTATTGCAGAACTGTGCAAGTACACACAAAATTTCGGTTGTTTCGAAGAAGTAGTTATCGTTTCTTCTGATAAAGATTTTCGTCAACTACAAAAGTATAACAATGTCAAGCAATATTCCACCTATACCAAAAAGATGCTTGTAGAAGAAAACCCACGTCTTTTTCAAAATATGCATTTCCTTGTGGGTGATCGTGGTGATGGTGTCCCCAATGTTCTTTCTGACGATAAGGTCTTTGTAGAAGATCGTAGACAGAATACTTTAAGTGCTAAGAAGAAAGAAGCTCTCTTGGCTGATCCTAGATCACTTGGGGAAGAAGTTTATCGCAATTATTGGCGTAATAGAACAATGATTAACCTTATGGAAGATACTTTGATGCCAAAAGAGATAAGTAAAGCTATTATAGATACATTTGAAAGACAAGACAAAAACCACTTAAAGGGGAACGTACTAAATTATTTGATGGAAAATAAAATGAGACTATTGATTGAATGTTTAGATGAATTTATATAACAAACCATGAAAGGTATTAACCTAGATATAACTCATCGATGCTTGTTGCAGTGTCCTAAGTGTATGCGACAGAAGAATCCAGGTCTACATAAACGTGGTAAAGATATGTCATTGGGTGCAATGAAAAAGATAGCAGAGTCGTTTCAATATATAGCTTTTTGTGGACAAATGGGTGATCCTATATACCACCCAAAGTTTTTAGATATTTTGTCTATATGTAAAAATAATACTGTAGATATATCTACTGCTGGAAGTGGTAAAAAAATAGAATGGTGGGAAGAAGCGGCTTTAATATCTAGTAATCAAACTTGGGTGTTTGGCATAGACGGACTACCTAATCAAAGTCATCAATATAGAATAGGACAAGACGGCGAACGAACGTTTCAAATAATGAAACATATATCAGATATGGGTGCTAAAGTTGTATGGCAAATGATTGTGTTTAAATATAATCAAGACTCTATTGAAGAAGCAAGTCTAATGGCAAAAGAAAATAATATTGAGTTCTTAATAATAGAATCATCAAGATGGGATGTTCCGTATGACAAATACAAACCAGACAAACACTATAAAGATAGACCCAAAGTGTAGACGTGTCAATCCTGTACATGCGTATTCTGCAACAGGACACATGCTTCCATGTTGCTATGCAGACAATGCTAACCTAAGTGACTTTGATGCTATACTTACTGACAATCTTTTAGTAGACAATGTAGAGAATGTTAATAAAGACATCGTGAATTCTAATGAGTGGAAGTTGTTTTTTGAGATGTTAGAGAAAGACCCTGAGAGCGCACCAAGAGCGTGTAAGTTTTATTGCACTCAAGAGTGGATAACAAAAAATACAATAAGAGTGTGATTTGCACACATATATAACAGTATAATATAATAGGTGAAGCCCATGAGAAAATTAATATATGAAACATTAGACGCTGTAAGTAAAGCATCTAAAAAAGCCGACAAGATTGAAATCCTACGTGGTAACGATTCTTGGGCATTGAAAGACGTATTGCGTGCAACGTATGACGAGTCTATTCAATTTTGGCTTCCACCAGGAGAGGTGCCTTACACTCCAAACAGAGAAGGTTCTATCCCTTCTAATCTCCTAAAACTGAATACAAAGTTTAAATACTTTTGCAAAGGTGGACCTGCTGACAGAATGTTGGGTTCAAAACGTGAAAGTATATTCATTGATCTATTAGAATCGATCCATCCTAAAGATGCGGTTGTATGTACTAAGATGATCAACAAAGAGTCTCTTGGTAAAGGTATTACCAAGAAGCTAGTTCAGGAAGCTTTTCCTGGATTGATTTTACGATGAAAGAGAGTGACAAACTGTAACTCAACATAACTTCGAAAGGGATCTTTTAATGACAGAGATTCAATTGGCAAGACTAACAACCGACATTGCAGAACTCAAGGAATATATTAAGCTGGTGGCTTCTAAAGGAAACAATCATCTGGTATCGAAACTTGAGAAGAAACTATCTTATCTGCAAAGTCGAATTGCTGAACGAATGACTGCTTAAGTCGTAACGAAGGAGACAGTAATTAACTCTGGGGTGCTAAACTTTCACTTTAGTGTCTCAGGGTTAATTCATAGGAAAGAAAATATGCCGACATATACAGTAAGAAATAAAGTAACTGAAGAAGAATACGAGACTATTTGTTCTTGGAATGAGCTACAAGAAATACTTGAAGTGAACTCTGATCTTGTTCAAGGACTTGCCACAGCCAAATTTGTGACTCAACATGGTAGCACAGTTGGTCGTACTAGTGGTGACTGGCGTGATCTACTAAAGAAGCTTAAAAAAGGTTCTGGTGTTAACTCAAACATTAATTATTAGAAGTTAGATAATGGTAAAAAAAGTAAATATTAACGGCAAGAAAAATCGTAGTGTTGCACCAGGTAATAGTGGCCTAGCTAGGCTAGACGATCTTGCAATAGTAGAACCAATCACAACCAATCAAGGTAAAGCGTTTGATGCGTGGGAAGAAGGTAACAATCTTGTTCTTGCTGGTTGCGCTGGCACAGGTAAAACATACCTTGCAATGTACTTAGCCTTAGAACAGGTGTTAGATCCTAATACTCCGTATAACGAATTAGTGTTAATACGAAGTATGGTTCCTACACGTGATATGGGTTTCTTACCTGGTACTAAGCAAGAGAAAGAGGATGCTTATACAGCACCTTACATGGCTATATGCAATCAGTTGCTAGGTGCTAATTCATACACAAAGGCTGTTACACAAAGGAAAATTAGATTTGAATCTACATCGTTTATTCGTGGTCTTACAATAGATAATGCAATTGTCGTATTAGATGAAATGCAAAATTGTAACTTCCATGAACTCGATTCTGTTATAACACGTGTCGGTGAAGATACTAAAATAATATTGTGTGGAGACTATCGCCAATCAGATTTTAGATTTGAGGACGAGAAAGCTGGCCTATCTAAGTTTATTGCGATTGCAGAACAACTCAAGAAGTTTGATGTGATTACGTTTGATTGGGAAGACATTGTACGCTCTGGTCTAGTGCGTGATTACTTAATGACAAAAGAAATGTTAGGATTTTAAATGTCACACAATTTAATTATATTCGGTAAAGAGAGTTGTAGTTATTGCGATAAAGCCGTTGATTTAGCAAAGGATCAAATTCAGCATCCTTTGACTTGGATATATCGTAGCACTTCTGAATCGACTGATGCTATCTTAGAATTATA